GTATTAAATCAGTAATCGAAATTTTAAATAAAGAGTTCAAGACAAATATTTCTTCGGAATATTACACCCAAATTGACGAATGGCGTCAATGGTGGCGCGGTAATGTTCAATCGTTCCATACCTTTAGGGAACTCCAGGAACGAGGAACATATAAAACACGTGAACTTTATTCAATGCGAATGGCTAAGAAAATTTGTGAAGATTGGGCTTCAATCCTTCTAAATGAAAAGACAGAGATAATCATTAATGATGTCGTTACATCAGAGTATCTACAGGGTGAAACAGGTTATGGAGGAGTGTTCGGTAATATTGATTTTTGGGAAGAAGCAAATGCGCTTGTTGAAAAGTCCTTTTACAGCGGAACTGGTGCATTTGTAATGAAGATTGACAATTTAGAAGTTTCTAAAAACGGCGCAATCAAAAAGTCTCCTCGGGCACAAATAAGAATGGAGTATCTGCCGGCTTTTTGCATTATCCCAATAACCAGGCGATATGGACGCATCACGGAAGCTGCATTTGTATCTGAAACCACAGTACGCGGTAAAAAGTATGTATACCTTGAAATTCACACTCTTGAGAACGATGTTTATGTAATCGAAAATAGGTATTACAGCCAGGAAACCGGTAAGCTAAAGTCAGAAGAACTTCCGGACGGAATAGCTTCTAAGTTCAATACCGGATCCCCCCTACCCTTTTTCTCAATAATATCTCCAAACGTTGTAAATACGTTTGACAATAATCTTGGATTGGGATGTTCTATTTACGCCCATGCAATTGATAATTTAAAAGGTGTCGATTTAGCGTTCAATAACTTCTGCAGAGACTTTAAGTTAGGCGGGAAGAAAGTCTTCTATAACCGTGAATTGACTAAAGCTGCAGGTACCGATTCTGACGGTAAACCAATCTATATTACGCCGGATGACATGATGCAGCAGTTGTTTGTTTCCATAGGTGACGAGTATGTTGATGATCAGAAACTGGTGCACGAATTCAACCCTGATTTAAGAGTAAAAGATAACCAGGACGGCGTACAGGCTCAGCTTGATTATTTGTCGTTTAAGTGCGGACTTGGTACTCGTTATTATGTCTTTAGCGAGAATAGAAGGTCTGCCCAGATTACAGCTACACAATATATTGGTGAGAAACAGGAGTTAAAGCAAAATGCTGCAAAGCACGGGATAATTGTTGAGAGAGCAATCAGAGATATTGTTAAAGCAATCCTTTGGACCGGTAAAAATATCCTGGGACAAGAAATAAATCCCGAAGCAGATATCACTGTTGAATTTGCGGACGGTTATATTGTCAGTGAGGAGGAAAAGCGCAATCAAGATATCCAGGATGTCAGAGATAGAGTAATGGCGGTCTGGGAATATCGTATGAAGTGGTATGGCGAAGATGAAGCCACGGCCAAATCAAAGATAGTCTCTATACAACAGGCCTTCGGCAGTTTTAATTTTCCTCCCGGAGAGGATGGGATATAAATGCTGACATTTCGGCAGCTTGATGATATTCCAAAGAATCTTACAGATCTACTGTCTCTCGCAGAACAAAGTATCATAAATGATATGGCACGCCGTATTGCAAAATTAGATAATACTGTAACAAGTGCTACTAATTGGCAAATGATAAGGCTTCAGGAAATAGGAACAGCTCAAGAATATATAATTACCGAACTCAGCCGTGCATTAAACATGACGGAACAAGAGATAGTTAATATATTTGATGAAGCTGCAACCAGGACTATCAAGAGTGATGATGCTATATACAAAGCTGCCGGTTATTCCCCTGTTCCACTTGCTGAAAATCCTTTTCTCCAGCAGATAATTGCATCAGGTGTTGAGAGAACTAAAGGAGAATTCTATAATCTCACCCAGACAACCGCATATACCTCTACAAGACAATTTGAAAGAGCATTAGATTTAGCTCATGTTCAGATTACTACCGGGGTGATGGACTACCAGATGGCCGTCAAGCAAGCAATAAGAAGCCTTGCGTTAAATGGAATCGAAGCTATAACTTATCCTTCCGGATGGGTTGATTATCTTGATGTAGCGACAAGGAGAGCCATCTTAACTGGCGTGAACCAAACCTGTGGGCAACTTCAAGAAGCTAGAGCTGATGAAATGGGTTGTGATCTCATGGAGTTAACAGCTCATCACGGGGCAAGACCGGAACATGCAATATGGCAAGGCAGGATTGTAAGCAGATCCGGACAGCCCGGATATCTTTCATTGCAGGATATAGGTTATGGGTTGGTTACGGGTTTTAAGGGAGCAAACTGCCGACATGATTGGTTTCCGTTTTTTGAAGGTTTATCTCATCCGGCATATAGTAATGAAAAGTTAAGAGAATACAATAACAGGACGGTTAAATATAACGGTGAGGAAATTAGCTTATACGATGCTACACAAAAGCAAAGATATATAGAACGTCAGATAAGAAGATGGAAGCGGGAAAAAGGCGCATACGAGGCAGCTGGACTTGATAGCAGTTTCGCCAGCGGCAAAGTTCGTGAATGGCAGGCAAGACAAAGAGATTTCATAAGCCAAACCGGCCTTAGAAGGGATTATTTCAGGGAAAGAGCCGAAAAACAGAACTTGGAGGCCGCATCAAAAGATGATATAATTATAAGGCAGTTAAGGGCTATAGGAGTAAAAGGTCAGATTCATTGCCCGAAAAGGACCATAGATGTTTCATCGCTAACATTTGACGATACGCATATCAATGTCGAGCGACTCCACGGAGTGACAGAATCGGAAGCTAAGAGTTATATCGAAAATGCGGCTATATCTATAACTCGTTGGAATGGAAGCTATGAAAACTATTTTGGTCATCAAGGTGTGGCATATGTAAATATATTAGAAAATAAGATTCGAACAGCGTTCAGTAGCGCAGAGTTTGACGATAAGACCAAGGCCATTATGGAGGTGTTAAAGAAAAATGGCAGATAATTCCCCTGAACAGGTAAAGTGTCCGCTAGTAGACCGCATGATCTCCGATATTGATTGCATCGAAACTTCAGATGTAGCACGGGGTTTGTTAAAGTCGGACCGCATGCCGGACGAATACAAGGCAAAGCCTAATTGGCGTGAAATCTGTGTCAGTTGCAAGTGGCATAATTATTAGAATATAAAATTTTGAGAAAGGATTGCATACGCAATCCTTTTTTGCTGGAGCTTAATCTGTAAACAATTTATACAGTTCAATGGAGACGCTTTAGAGCGTCTTTTTTGATACAAAAATTCGCCGGGCGTGGCGTAAAAGTCGCAACCGTACGGGGAGCGACCCCGATAAGAAGCGTAACGGAGAAAGGAAAGGAATAATGGAACGTAAGTTTTTAGAAGCGTTAGGTCTTGAAAAAGAAGTTATCGACAAGGTAATGGCAGAGCATGGGAAGGATGTTGAAAAACATAAGCAACAATTGACTGATTTAACCGGAGAGCGTGACAGTCTAAAGACTCAACTCGAAGAAGTTGGTAAAAAGCTTGAAACATTCGAAGGGGTTGACCCGGAAGCTCTCAAAAAAGAAATTGAAACGTTGAAAAGTGATATCTCTGCTAAAGAAGCTGATTTTCAAGCGCAACTGGCTGACAGAGATTTTCAAGCACTTTTGAATTCGGGAATCTCCGATTTAAAAGGCAAAAATCAGAAAGCAATTATCGCATTACTTGATGTCGATACTTTAAAGGCAAGCAAAAATCAGAAAGAGGATATTTCTAACGCTGTTAAAACTTTACAAGAATCAGATCCATATCTATTTGAAGCTATGGAATCAAAGGAAACGCCCGCATCTGTATCAACGGGCGGTACACATACTGAAACAAATAATACAGGCGGCGATGCTTTTACTGCAGCAGCCATGAAGGCAGCCGGTCTTGAAACAGGAAAGGAAAAATAATAATGGCAAACTCAATTGAATTGGCAAAGAAATTTGTACCTATAATTGACGGACTATATAAGGCTGAGTCTGTGACAAACGGCATGGACGCAGCTACACGCCCGGATTTTTCCGGAGCAAATGAAATAAAGGTGCTCAAGGTCAGCACCACCGGACTCGGCGACTATAGCCGTGCGACCGGATATCCTAAAGGTGATGTCACTGCAGCATGGGAAACCATGACGCTGAGTGAAGAGAGAGGAAAGGAAATCTCTGTTGACCGGATGGATGACGAGGAAACTCTTGGTCTTACTTTTGGCTCAGTAATGGGCGAATTTATGCGTTTGCATGTCGTTCCGGAGTTGGATGCATACCGTTTTGCAAAGTACGCCGGTAAGTCCGGGATAAACACTACTTCTGCAGCAGAGTTATCTAAAGACACGGTCATTCCCGCTATTGACGAGGCTATACGCAAACTGGATGAGAACGAGGTTCCGTCAGCTGGACGCAGACTGTATATTAACAGTGACCTCAAACCTAAACTCAATCAAGCACTTTCCCGTCAGTGGGGCAGTGACAATACTGTAAACACTACGTTAGCAGGCTATAACGACATGCCCATTGACTGGGTTCCTAAATCACGTTTCTTCACATCTATTACTCTAAATGACGGTAGCTCTAATTGGGGTTTTGAACGTACAAAAGCTTCTCAGGAATTTACCGGGGATGGCAGTACTACGGAATTTGTTGTAACAGCAAAGCCGCTCGCAGCTTCTATCGTAAGCGTTACAGTAGGTGGCACGGCTACAACGGAATATACTTACACTGCTGCCACTGGAAAAGTTGCCTTCACGGCTGCTCCGGCAAGTTCAGCAAAGATTATTGTCACATACTACTCCGCTGCAAATATCAACTTTATGATAATCTACCAGCCTGCCGTTCTACAGGTAGTAAAGTTCAGCTTACCCAAAATCTTCGACCCGGACACTAACCAGGATAAGGATGCTTGGAAATTCCAGTATAGACAGTACCACGATGCTTTTGTGTATGACAACAAAGCTAAAGGTGTGTATCTGCATAAGAATGTTACTTAATTCGGAGGTATCTATATGTTAATTCAGAAAGACGGAATCTTCCGAAATATCGATGAAAGGCGATTGCCTGAATATAAATCCAAAGGGTTTGATGCCGTTAACGTTGTCGATAAAATTGTTGCCGAAGAGGAATCAAAAGAAGAGAAGCAACCAAAGGCACCTAATAAGAATACCAAAGCAAAGGAGTGAGAGTGATGCCCACCTTCGCAGATTATGCATTCTATGTTGAGAAAGGCGGGAAGCTATCGGAATCCGTCTACAACTCTGTTGTAAACGAAGCATATGCAGAAATAATATTTCAGACCAACGGAGCTGCGCTAAGAGCAGGTACTGAGATGCTTGAAAATGTAAAAATGTGCGAATGTGCGTTGGTGGATATCATCGCTGCTTACAGGGAATCTAACAACATGATTCCTAAAGGTGCAACCGGTATAACTAATGACGGCTACTCGGTTTCTTTCGGCAACGAAAGCACAAATAAAAAAGCTGAAATGCAGGAGCGTAGGTACATATGTAAACGCTATCTTCAGTATCCTGAAAATCTTATGTGCAGGTGGATATAATGCTGGGATTTAATCAAACCATCACAATTTACAACAAACGATTTGATTCCGGTACTAAAAAAACGTTTTGGCATAAGACGGTAATACACGGAGTTAGCTGGACAGGTTGTCAGGAAGTGACTACCGGTGAAGGTTTAACATCAAATGACGGTTACAGCGTTCGAATCCCTCTGAGTTCAATGCCTGAAGGGTTTGTAAGGCAAGATGAATATTCCGTTCTTAACTCCCCTTCATCCAAATGGACCGCTCAAAACGGTGATGTTGTAGTGCTAGGAGAAGGGGAAGATGTTGAAAGCGGTATCAGCGAAATTACAAAGCAATATTCAGAATCCTTCATCATTACGGTAGTTCATGTTGACAACTTGTCTCGCCTACTCCCCCACTTGCGATTGGAGGGAAAATAGATGGCCAATCCGAAACTGACTATTACTACACCACGGGGAACAGTATTTGTAACAAAATTCAGAAATGGAAAAACTAAAGCCACATTAAAATGGAATCCCGGCTTTGGCAAAAAAATGACGGGTTATTTTACAAAAGCACAGATGTTTGTTGATAGCGAAGTGCTTAGATTTTGTTCGGCCCGTGTTCCTTTCCAAACAGGAATGTTGCAGAAATCAGGAGTCCTTGGAACT